AAACAGAAGAAATTGACATCAATGGATACAAGTTTAGTGATCTTCCTGAATGTTTCCAGAACGCTATTAAGGAGTATTCATTCACAATTTGCTATACGGACAATGCGGATCAGGAAGAACAGGCGGATACATTCTATAATCTGAATAATGGTCAGGCATTAAATGCAGCTACAATGAACCGTGTAAAAGCGAAATCAAAGGAACAGATTATCAGTCTTGGAAAGCATAAATTATTTGAAGATGCTTTGAGTCAGACGGCAATAGATGGGCATGTAAATGAGGATATGGTCGCTAAGGCTCATGCTATTCTTAATGATAAGGAAGTATCTACAGACGCCAAGTGGATTCGCCCATATATGAGAAAAGCAGATATTACAAAAGATGATGAACTTCTTTTAACAGAAGTATTTGACCGTATTTATAATATTCATTCTATGATTGAAGATAAGAAAATTGCAAAGAGGATTTATGCAAGGACGCATATGATTAGTATTGTACCGATTGTTGCGGAATCGCTTAATGAAGGATATTCAGACAAACAGATGATGGAGTGGTTTGTAAATTTCTTTAGTGGAAAGAAGTCTGCCACAACTTCTAAGGCATATAATGATGCTGCCGGAAGGGGAACAGGAAAAAATTCTGCTGTTATGAAGAGGGTGGAGGAAATTAAAAAAGATTATGATAAATATTTTGGTAGTGTGAAAACTTTAGCAAGTTAATTTGCATATTCCACGCCGTATGGTGATGGATCGTGCTCTATACTGCTCCACGAAAAAAGAGAAGTAGTTTTAAAGAAATGATGGAGGTAAGATTAAATGTATATGCCACTAATGAGAGTATCACCAAAGGAATGCCCATTTTGTCATGATATGCCTATTTTAGCTAAAGATCCTTTATGGAATGAAAGTCATGGTTATTATGGAAATTATGAGTATTATGTTGCTTGTCAAAATGGAAAATGTAAGATAAATCCACGGACAAAATCATATAACAACATATATGACATGTCAGAACAAGAATGTATTGAAAAGACAATAGAAGATTGGAATACACGATAGAATTGGAGAATAATATGCAAAGCGAATGGAGTAAAGGTGCAGCCAATATGCGTGATAATGTTATATCACATATTATTGGAATGCAGAATGATTTAGGAAATGATATTGAAGATAAAGGATATCAGGAACTTCAAAAGTTATTAGAACTAATAGAAGAAAGATATGGAAAAATGTTTGGTAAGTTTACTGGATGAAATCATCGTTTCAACTTGTGATTGGAGGAGTGGGTATGTGTTATAAAGATGAAGTTCAAAAGAAAAATGCTGATAAATTGCAGAAAAAGTTTGAAGAATATGGAATACCTATGTTTATACGTTTATATTTATTTAATAGAAAAAGTAAACTTGGATCATTAAATTATCTTTCCGTACTCAGAAATTTTTTACAATGGCTTATAGATAGTAATATTGTGAACAAAGATAGTATACAAAATATAACACCAGATGATATGGTATATATAGAAGCAGCATATATTAACATGTATTTAGAAGAGCAACAATCAAATGGGATTTCTCCTACGACATTATATACAAGAAAAAACATTATAAGAAGTTTTTGGGCATATATGACAAATTCTCCTAACATTCCTGTGAAATATAATGTAGTAAAAGATGTTGCATACGAAGGAATTGATTCTAAGTGTAATAGCAAATATATTAAAATGCCAACAAAAGAAGAATTAGAAGAGATGAGAATTAATATTATCAATAAAAAGAAAAAAGATATTTTTGTAAGAGATAGGAATTTGACTATTCTTACAATTTTGAAAGAGACAGGATTAAGAGAATGTGAACTTGTAGAATTAGAATTAGATTCTTTGTTTTTAAATGGGGACGAAATTGAACCATCTCCATTTATTAGAATAATGGGAAAAGGTGTTTATTATATTGAAAAGGGGAGAAACGTTTTGCTTTCTAAAACGGCAAAAGCCGCCCTATTAGAATGGTTGGAAATTAGAAAAATGATGAATAATGTAATAGATGACAAAGCAATTTTTTTAAATAAGACAGGAAGAAGAATGAAAGAATCAGATATAAGAGCTATGTTTAAAGTGTATAGTAACGGAAAACTTACACCGCATATGATTCGCCATTGGTATGGAACAATAATATCAGAAAAATTTGGAGTTGTTTTTTCACAACAGCAAATGGGACATAAAAATGCAAGTGTTACAGTAAATACTTATGTAGATGGTGGACATGGTATAAGAGAAAAATTAGCACAGATATAAAGTATATGATATAATAAGGAGGATAAATAAATGAGTAGTTGGACATACATTAATGGAAATATAACAGTATCACCTATGGGGAGGACCCAGGCAGAAAAAAGATACATTTTAGAAACCGTTTTGGATCATCTACCATTTGTGACTGGATCTGAAAAAAATATGGATATATATATTATTCAAAAAAATGGACATAATATTTCATCTTCTCATACAGAATTTGGTGAGTATGGTGGATATAAAAATTGGAAAACATTGAGTACAGAAATGCAATATGAATATATTCTGGTTGTAAATGGTTCTCTTAGAGATAGATTATTTGATCAAACATACAGGGAGTTCCAAAAATGGATTTGCAGGCTTGCAAAAAGAGTAAATGTTGAGGATGTTCTTGTAAAAGTAAGCGGATATAAAAAATCTATAATTATTCAAAATCCGCGACTTAAAAGGAAAAAATCGTGGGAAACTGTATATGGGCAGATGAATGAAAAACCAACATGGTCTTATGATGATGAAGAAATCCATGAACCAAATTGGTGTGAATATCTTCTCTGGGATAAAGCAAAAAATTCAGATTATCCTATGATGTTAGAATATAAATATTTTAACAATAAGGAAAATGACAAAGAAGTAAAAAGAAGAATTTCATATATGAATGATTGATTTCAAGGGAGGAGGTAAAAATATCAATTAAAGTACAACGAGTAGAACAAATAATCATCAGAAAGAATCATCTAAAATTCAAAGTCATAGATCAACAGTGCTTTCATTCTAAGAATCTCTACAATGAAGCAAACTATGAAATAAGACAGAAATTCATAAAAGATGGAGAATATATACCATATAAGGATATGAATTTTGAGTTTAAAACCCATGAAAATTATAAACTTACATTCAGTCAACCAGCGAATTGTACGCTTAGAGTTTTGGACAAGAACTGGAAATCTTATTTCAGAGCAATTAAAGACTGGAAGAAGAATCCTTCAAAATATCTTGGTATGCCTAAGTTGCCAAAGTATTTGAAGAAAGATGGTAGATTTCCTTGGATGATTCCTAACAATCAGCTCTATTATAATTATGAAAAAGGAACTGTACATATAAGTAATTATTTATTAAATGACTATGAATGGAAGTGTCGCTGCCTTGGTAGGATTATTCAAGTCAGATTTATTCCAAGAGGTTCCTGTTATGTAATAGAGATTGTTTATGAAACAGAAATTCCAGATGTGAAAGTAGAAAGTAATTGTATAGCGAGTATTGATTTGGGTGTAGATAATCTTGTAACTATGACAAATAATATCGGTCTGAATCCAATTATTATTAACGGCAAGGGAATCAAAAACATCAATCAATACTATAACAAACGATTAGCAAAAGAGAAATCTTTGTTGAAAATACGTCATGGAAAAGACTGGTCTAAGAAACTGGATTCTATCACATTTAAAAGGTATCAGAGAATCAAAAATTATATGCATAATGCTAGTTCTTATGTGATTAAGTGGTGTGTAGAAAATGATATTGATGCATTGGTGGTTGGTAAGAATAAGGAATGGAAACAGAATACAGATATGAGTAGGCAGAGCAATCAGAAGTTTGTGAGTATTCCTTATCAGATGCTATTACAGCAATTAAAATATAAATGTGAAAATGTTGGAATTAAATATATTGAGACTGAGGAGAGCTATTCATCAGGGACAAGTTTCTTGGATAGAGAAGAACCTATCAAACAGAATTATGATAAGTCTAGGCGGATAGAAAGAGGATTGTTTAGAAATAATTCTGGATTGCTTATCAATAGCGATGTAAACGGATCTTTACAGATTATGATGAAGGTATTCCCAAATGCGTTCAATGAGCGATATGGGATAGAGGGTGTTCTAACCCCTATAGTTATAAATGCAGCGTAAGTTGTGTGATTTACTATGAATGGGTGTATATATACCCAATAGAATACTAATTTCAATGACAAAGTAGGCTGTGTACGAGTGACACAGTTTTTATATTTATATGCACATAAGTGACTATGGAGAATGGGATTGTTCTTCTACTTTTAAGCAGTCCGCTTCGACTAAGCGATATAGTGTCACTACTGTATCGTATTACATTAATTCCAACTAGCAGAGGTGGTCATTAGTCGTACTACACCCAAATTAATAGACGGCTCGGAGATAGGGAATTGTTGGTGCCGCTATTTCACTTTTAAAAAAGATTGAAAATCGAAAGGAATAAAAAATTATATGAATAAAACAGAATTGATCGCAGCTATGGCTGAAAAGGCAGGAATTTCTAAAAAGGATGCTGAAAAATCACTAACAGCTTTTACTAATATCGTTGCTGATACATTGGTTGACGGAGATAGAGTTTCCATTACATGTTTTGGAACATTCGAGGTTGTAGAACGTGCTGCTAGAACTGGCAGAAACCCACAAACAGGTGAATCCATTCAGATCCAGGCTTCTAAATCTCCCAAGTTTAAGGCTGGCAAGGCTTTAAAGGATGCTATAAAAGCTTAATCTGATCGGTGGTGACACTATTGTATAATGAAATTGTAAAATCCGTAGACCTCACAGACGATGAATTAACAATCCTCAAAGAACTACTTTTCTATCGCTTAGATGAGTGTGTATCTATTGGAGAGGAAATTACTGTGAGAGAGTTGATGGAAAAGTTGGAAAATTAAATTGATAGTATCTGATAATTGATAAGAATTTAAGAAAAGGCTTGCACTTAGAAAATTGAGTGTGAGCCTTTACTGTTTGGAGAAAGATGTATTAGGTCGGATGGATAATCTGGTAAAGAGTAATGTAGGATGGTTTGCACTCTCCTATCTCTGCCTTCAATTTAAATAATTGGAGGGAATGAAAATGCAAAAGACACACAATCAATTCGTTTTTGAAATGCAAAGTAAAAATTCAAATATTACTATTTTAGGCAAATATATAAAAAGTACTGTAAAGATAAAATGCAGATGTAATGTATGTAATTATGAATTTGAGGCAAGACCTAATGATTTACTAAATGGTCATGGTTGTCCACAATGTAAAAGAATAAAATTATCTGAAATGTATAAACATTCTCATGAAGATTTTCTGAAAAAAATAAATGATAAAAATATAAACGTTAATATCATTAGCACTTATAAGGGTTCTCATAAAAATGTACATTGTTTGTGTAATATATGTAATAAAGAATTTGATATCCTTGCAAATAATTTATTAAAACATGGTTGCCCTATTTGTGGAGTTAAAAGAAGAGTTATAATGCGTACTAAATCTCACGAAGATTTTTTAGTAGAAATGAATAAGCAAAATAAAAAAATCAAAATTATAGGTAAATATATAAATGCAAAAGAACCAATTGAATGTATGTGTGAAATCTGTAACAATAAATGGTTTGCCACACCAGATAGTTTATTGAATGGGACTGGTTGTCCTAATTGTAAAATCTATAAAGGTGAAAAACAAATATTAGATTATCTTGAAAGTCATGAAGTTATTTTTGAAAGGCAAAAAACGTATAATGATTTAATTGGTATTGGTGGTAAGAAACTATCTTATGATTTTTATTTACCAACAAAAAGATTATTTATTGAATATAATGGAGAACAGCATTATATCCCTATTGATTTTTTTGGTGGACAAGATAAATTTAATATTCAACAAGAACACGACAAACGAAAAGAAGAATATGCACATAAAATGGATATTAAATTGCTTATTATACCATATTGGAATTTTGATAACATTGAAAACATCTTAGAAAAGGCATTAAAGGAAGTTGCTTAATATAGTCACTTCCTATTTTTATTTTAAAGACTAACTATTAAAAGTCAAGCCCTAAAATGAAAATTTTTGAATGAATTGCAAAAATGCATTTCAGATATATTT